AATTTTCCTTACGCCCAGAGCCTTTGCGCATTCGCCGGACCAAAATGCCCAATCGTAAATCAAACCTTCATCATCGCAGCGATCCAATCCCTCTTTGGCTGCATTGTCCATCAGCACCATAAGAGAGTTCAACAGGTCCATAGCGAAAAGATGGCGTGGGCCATCAGGATCAAGGTTGTCGTTCATGTTAAAGCCTATCAAGATAACGAGTTAAAATACGGTCAAAGTGGCGAGGCAAGCTGTAAGCCAATTGCTTCTTACCAGCGCCGTAATAATCATATCGCTTTTTGTAATTCACGTTTCTGGCGAACGCAAGCATTACTTTCACATCGTTCCCACGGCGCTCTGCAATACCAATAGGTGTGCCGCCACGGCGCAGGACGAAGAAGCTGACGTTCTTGCGATTGCGCTGCTTACCCTTGGGCATCTGAGAACGCGCCGTCTCAGACAAAGCACCAATCGCCGCCAGCATCTCACTGTAGCGTGCGCCATTGATATTACCGTTCGCCCCCTTGGGATAGTCGTTCCCTTGGATCGTGAAACCCCCTGCTGGCAATATGCCCTGCATCTTCAAACGGTTTTCAGACGCCTTCTTTCCGCGTGTACCGCCAAAGATGTTTGGACGCACAATGGCGTTGGGCGACCCGCGTGATGGGAACTCTTCGAAGTACGTCCCTGAGTTAGCCAAAGTCTGCCCCAGTCGCTTACCGCCAAACTGACGATCACGACCATAGGGCAGTGCCTTAACCAAACCCTTTTTGACGTATGGCGATACCTTGGCGAACGACATCTGCATTTCAGAAAGCTGCGCACGGTGGACATCGTTCACTGTTTCGGTCATCGCCCCAACGACAGCCTTCTCAATCGTCTTCGGCATCTCAAGCAGCATAGCAAACTTGCGATCCAGATCAGATGTGTCCAGCTTCATCGCCAGCATTAGACTTCCTCAAACTCACCACAGAAAGAATGCGGTGACACCACAGGGTTAAAGAACTTGGCTCTGCCGTTTTCATCAGCCCCTGTAAACACAGGTGGGTTCCGCTTGCAGAAGCCATGCACGCCAGTTGGGCTTTGCACAAAAAAGTAGCAGGCTCCACATTTCTCGTCGCGGGTCATATCTTCTTCCATATCATCTCTCACTTTCAATCCATACACCAGCCGTGTCATTTTGACAAACCTCAATCAGTTTGTTCAGATACCACTGAGCCTTCATTAAATCCTCTTTGCCGTTTTTCATCTTCCAACGCCAGAGATATTTTATCGCGTTGGCAGTGCACACCGCCTCCATACCACTGAGACCATTCACCGCTACGGCGATCGCATCAATACACTCAATCTCACCCTGCCGATAGTGGCTTGGGCTGTTCACATTATCACTCATATTCCAGTCCTTTTCATGTTGGGGCGCAAAGGCGCAAAGGGCGCGATTTTCCCTATACTGCTTCTTATATAATAAAAAAAAATATATAACCTCTGTAACCCTACCTTTTCCGTTAAAATATTTTATTTTTCTATACGACTAATATATCTATTTATTGCGCCCTTTTTATATAATATATAGATATATCGTAGTAAAAACAATGGTTTAAGGCTGGGGCGCAATGTTAGGGCGCAATGTTTTGAAAACACCCTATTGCGCCCTTGACGTTAACGTAAGGGGCGCAATACAAAAACCATTGCGCCCTATCAAAATGGGCAATAATCCTCCCCTTGGTGAAAGGCTAAAAGGGTCTTTTTAACATCCTTCTCATCACCCTTGCACCACACATAATGATAGCTATTTGTCTTGCCGACCTTGATCCGCCGCCCCGTAACTTGCCTATAGCCCATCTCCAACAGTATCGCGCTTACGGCCCTCGTCTTAGGAAGCATGGTCCCTTCAGCCTCACACAGCTTATTCAGCCATGTGACATCTAGCACCTTGTCATTGATGACATCGCAGCGATTAAGATCGATGGCGTCCTCTATGAGCGACCTGTCTGGCGACACGCCCAGTGCGATCATTTCCTCACGCGCAGAGGTGTGCGGCGCACGACCCTTGGCTGAGAAGCCCGCACTGATCTTCCAGTTGCGTAGGAAGAACGACAGAGCGTCTGCACGGCGTTCGCTATCGTCGAATAGCTTGGTGAAGTAGGCATCAGCACTATCCCTACCGCCCAACTCGCTAAACAACTGCTCTTCGGACTGCACCCGTGAGAAGATGGGAGCATAGCGCCTGTCGTTCTCGTTTACGGGCAGCGCGTCCTTGTGGTTGGTCAACAGCAAATATGTCTGGAAGTTTGGCACGGTGCGCTGATCGCGGCCCTTCTCTTCGATCTGGACCACATTGTTTGATACGAACGGCTTGAGCCTGTCGATCAACTCAAAGCGGTTCTCGCCTGAGATGCGTATTTCCTCAATCACCGCCAGCAACGCCCCATGCGCCCATGCTGTGAATCGTCCGCTCAACGCCATAGGCTCTACATTGCGGGCCATCATGCCTAAGAGGTTCTGCATCACAACGGCGAAATACGATTTGCCGACGCCCTGCGCCCCTTGTATCAATAAGGCCCAGTTGATCTTCTGACCGGGATGCTGAATGATCCACGCCAGATAGTCCACCAATAGCGTCTGCTCGTCCTCGTTCTCAATCATGAAGCGCACATGGGCCATGAACAAGTCAATGACCGCCTGACCGTCTTCGTTCAGCGTCTCACATGGTGCGATGCCTGTCTCGCGGTAGGTGTTGATGAACCGCTTGCCTTCATGCTCGAAGAAGCGACCAGCCCCCGGCCAGAACATCGTGTCAACGACGGTCTCAATGTCGCAGTGGTTGGAGGCGAACACAGAGGGCAGCACAGCATCGTCGCCGAACGCCAAGGCCATAGTGTGACCGAACTTGGTGTTGAAGGCCTCACGCTTGATGGCGTAGTGCAGATCGCAGTTATAATATTCGCCAGTGGACTCAATATACACCCACGGCTCTAACCAATCTGGCTTCTCAACTTTGTCAACTTTAACCTTGGACGATGGCTTCAACTGGGCCTTGATGTCCGTCTTAGTCAGCCCACGGTCCTTGCCCCATGCGTCATAGACCTCTTGGGCCAACAGGGAGCGTTTGTCCAAGGGCAGGACGGTGAGGGAGATGTTTTGGATGCGGGACTTGAAGTCATCATACTCAGGCATGTCATCGACCTTGGAGGCCACTTCGAGCAGACGTTCAAAGGCTGAGTTCTCAATGCTGACTGCTACCGAACGCTCGACCTCAACGCCACTAGCACGGGCCAGATGGATGACAGAGGCGAAGGTCACAACACGAGTAGAGTTGCCGAACGAGCGCCACTTGACTTGCATCTGACGTTCATCATGCTTGTCTGACTTAGCGGACCAGTCGAACCAACGCTTGTAACCCGTAGCTACATCGCCACGAAACTGATGGTGCAATGCAGCACCGACCCTGATCCACTCGTCATATTCAAGCGACTGTGATTGATAACCGTCAAGATAAGCATCAACCTCGTCATCGCTGATGTCGAGCGGTTGGGCCTTGACGGCACGTTCGAAGTCGTCCCCATCGTCACGGGCTGGCACAGAGATAACATCCGGCACTTCGTAAGGCGCGTCGCCCATCGCCACTGACCATGCGACCGACAGGTCCGGACACGCTGGCAGGTAAACCGCTTGGTTTGGCACGAAGGAACACGGATCAAAGCTCAAGTCAGGCAACAGGGAGGCAAAGTCACGCGACACTTCCCTATATTCGCTAGGGCTGACGGTGCGCGACATTGGCACAACGATGCGTATCTTCGGCTGCTCCGGCGCATGGCTGAAGGTCGAATAAGCGACAAAGGCGCAGTCCAAGGTCATGACGAGCATAAACTCAAGATCGTCGATAGTCATGCCATCTGACACATTGTCTAGGTCAAGCGTAATCAGTGAGCGATTGAGTAGGTTGGCCTCCTTGCGATGGGTTCCGTCAAACTCGCCACCGACTAGATACCTACCGCCCTTGGTCATAGCGACTTCGTGCTTCGAAAGACGCTCAACAATCTTGTCCCACTCAAACGACTTATTTTGTACTGTGCCAAGGTCAGTGCCGACGGCTATTGTATATTTCACTGGTCAGAGCCTCCTGAGTTTAATGCTAATTTTACATCGTCAATGTCGAAGCGATAATGGCCTGAGCCAATTCGAATCGAAGGTATTTGTCCGGCCTTAGCCATCTTTATAATGGTATTCTTTGTCACGCCAATCTGCAAGGCGATCTGTGATGAGGTCAACATTTTCTTCATTTGTATTTTTCCTGTTGCATATCGTTGCACATCGTCATATAGTGTGAAAACCAAATAAGCAAAAGGAAAAATCAAAATGTTAGAAACCGAGATAAAAAACCTTGTAGCCGCCATTCAGCTTTTGACTGATGCGGTAAATAAAAACCACCTTAGCCAACAAATTGAAGCACCAGCCGAGCAGTCCGTTGTCGAAGCCGAAGCGCCAAAGGTTGAACAAGATACACCTAATGTGGACAGCCTTCAACAGCGTTGCCTTGAGATCACCCGCATTGATCGTGCCAACAGCGCAAAGATCAAGGACATCATTGCGGAATATGGCGTCAATCTGCTCAAGGACATCCCAGCCGATAAGCTAGGCGAGTTCAGCGTTAAGCTGGAGCAACTGGTCCAATGACCCCCCGCCAAAAGAATTTAGATGACATTGCTGAGATTGCCGAACGCAATCACTATACGGTCGAAGACATCCTTGGGCCAAAACGGTTTAAGCATTTGGTCGCTGTTCGCCGCTTGTGCATCTACATGCTACGCGACAAGGGTTATTCGACCACTGAGATTGGACGCATCATGAAACGCGATCACAGTACCATCGTAGTCGCTTTGCAAAAGAGGCCAGTATGACAGCACACGCCAAACTCAGTGCCAGTGGCTCACACCGTTGGCTTGCTTGCCCTGCGTCGGTTGAGGCCGAACGTGGCATAGCAGACAAGTCATCGCCACACGCCTTCGAAGGCACGGTGGCACATGAGTTGGCAGAGGTCGCGCTCAAGAGCAACACGGATGCTGACGAGTGGGTCGGCAAGGTTATGCCTGAGACCCATGCTGAGATCACTCAGGAGATGGCGGACCATGTGCAGGAGTACATTAACTATGTGCGCTACCACATCCCGCCCAAGGGCTACGCGGCCTATGAGGTGCGCGTTGACTTTAGTGACTGGGTTCCAGAAGGCTTTGGGACTTGCGATGCACTGATTATCGGCGGTGATACAATGCACGTTATCGATCTCAAATATGGTCAGGGTGTGCAAGTGTCACCTGTCGATAATAGCCAAGGGATGCTCTATGCCCTTGGAGCCTACGCCCAGTGCGCTGGCATTGTCGATATACAGAAGATCATCATCACCATCGTCCAGCCGCGATGCAACCCTGACATCTTTGAGGATTGGGAGATCACCATCGACCAGTTGCTCGAATGGGGCGAGTACGCAAAGTCAAGGGCGCTAATGTGCGGTCTGCCGAACGCAGAGTTTAATCCCGGCGAGAAGCAGTGCCAGTGGTGCAAAGCCAAAGCGACCTGCACAGCCCTTGCCACTTTTACAAGCGATGTGATTATGAACCAATTTGATGCAGTTGAGGAACTAACGCCTGTCAACCGCTTGACTGATGAGCAACTGGGCAAGGCGCTTACGGCTAAGAAACTAATCACCTCATGGCTGGACGCCGTGGAAGACCTTGTCGTGGAGCGTCTGAACGAAGGTGTGCCGTTCGATGGCTACAAGTTGGTGGCTGGCAAGTCCAATCGCCAGTGGTCTGACGAGGCTGACGTAGAGCAGAGTATTTATGAATTGCTTGGCGAAGAGGCGTACACCAAGAAGCTGGTAAGCCCTGCCCAAGCGGAAAAGATTGTTGGCAAGAAGCGTGCCGCTGAAATCGCTAGTTTTGTGGTGAAGCCCCAAGGGCGACCAACACTGGCAAAGTCAGACGACCCGCGCCCTGCCGTCAATATCACAGCAGATGATTTTTGAGGTTGCATCCTGTGAAAGTTAGTATAACCTTAATCGGCCAAATGGCTTAAAACGTAAAACCAAAACCTAAAAGGAAAAGTATATGTCTATTAAACTAAACAATGTTCGCCTGTCTTTCCCATCGCTGTTCCAAAAGGCTCAGTTCAATGGCGAAGAGACAAAGTATGAGGCGACATTTCTTCTCGACAAAGTAAAGCACGCAGATGTGATTAAAGAGATCGAAGCTGCCATTGCTGAAAAGGTAAAGATTGAACTTAAGGGAGCAAAGGTTCCTGCCGACAAACTTTGTCTGCGCGATGGCGATGAGGTCGAGTACGACGGTTATTCTGGTCACATGACGCTAAAGGCCAGCACCAAAAAGCGCCCACTTGTTCTGAACAAGGACAAGTCACCTCTGACTGAGGCAGACGGCGTGGTCTACAGCGGCTGCTACGTCAACGGGATTATTGACCTGTGGGCGCAGAACAACAACTACGGCAAACGCATCAACGCCACGCTGCTTGGCGTCCAGTTTGCCGCAGACGGCGAGGCGTTCTCGTCCGGTGGTTCGTCAGCAAGTGCCGATGACTTTGACGACATTGACGACATTGACGACGTAGCGTTCTAAGTACTTTGCCCGTGCGCTATCGTTGGGAGGCGCACGGGCAATTCTTTTAAGAGGCCACTCCTCATGATAATTATAGATACTGAAGTTTACAAAAACTATTTCCTGCTGATGGGCAAACACCTTGGCAGCGGCAAAATCGAAACCTTCGAGATATATCCCAGTCACATCGACATTGATGGCATCCGCACGCTGATGACCCGCGACACAACAGTCGGGTTTAATTCAATTGGCTATGACCTACCAATTATTGCGGCTGCTCTTAGCGGTAAGTCAAACCAAGAAATTAAGGACATCTCCGACAAGATAATTGTCGAGGGTCGTCGCCACTGGCAGCTTGGCATAAATGTCCCACGCAACTGGGACCACATCGACCTCATCGAACTGGCTATCGGGCAAGCATCACTGAAGATTTACGGTGGTCGTCTCCATGCCCCCAAGATGCAGGACTTGCCGATTGATCCTGATGCCAGCATCACCCCAGAGCAGAGGGCGCAGTTGCGCGAGTATTGCCGCAACGACCTTGAAATGACGGCTATTTTGTATAACAGCCTAAAGCCCCAGATCGCCCTGCGCGTGACGATGGGTGAGCAATATGGCGCTGACTTACGCTCCAAGAGCGATGCGCAGATCGCGGAGGTCGTGATCGGCAGCGAGATTGAGCGACTTGGCGGTTGCGCTGAGAAGCCCGTCATCAAGAAGGGTTACACCTTCCGCTACAAAGACCCCGGCTTTATTCGCTTCGACAGCCCAGACCTCAACGCCATGTTCAAGCGCGTCCTCGCCACGGACTTTACGCTATCGGCCAACGGCTCTGTCGAGATGCCCGCATGGCTAAAGAGCGAGCGCATCACGATTGGTGATGCCCAGTACCAGATGGGGATCGGCGGACTGCACAGTTGCGAGAAGCGCCAGTTCATCGAAGCCTCGTCTGACGAGGTGCTGGCTGACTGGGATGTTGCCAGCTACTATCCGAACATCATCCTTGGCCAGCGGCTGTCACCTACGCACCTTGGCAAGGACTTTCTCAAAGTGTTCCAGAGCATCGTGACACGCCGCCTAGATGCCAAGCGCGGCGGCGATAAGGTGACAGCAGACGTTCTCAAGATCGTCATCAACGGGACGTTTGGGAAGCTGGGTAGTAAGTACAGCTTTCTGTACAGCCCTGACCTTATGGCTCAGACCACAATCTCAGGACAGTTGGCCCTGCTAATGCTGATAGAGCGCATGGAGGCCGCTGGCATTAAGGTCGTGAGCGCCAACACCGACGGTATCGTTCTGCACGCGCCGAAGAGCCTTGACATTAAGATGCAGTGCATCGCTTGGGATTGGATGCTTGACACCAGCTATGAACTGGAGCGGACGAACTATCGCGCTATCGCCAGCCGTGATGTCAACAGTTATGTGGCAGTGATGCTCAATGGCAAGACTAAGGGCAAGGGTGTGTTCGCATCTCCCAGCCTAGCCAAGAACCCTGACTGTCAGATCGTCTATGACGCAGTGGCTGCACGCATAGCCAACGGGACGCCCATCGAACGGACTATTCGTAGGTGCGATGACATCCGACGCTTTGTCACAGTGCGCAGGGTGACGGGCGGTGCGCTATGGCGCGGGGAGAATATCGGCAAGGCGATTCGTTATTACTACGCCACTAGCGTACCGTCCGAGGAAACGATCCGCTACCTCAAGAACGGCAACAAGGTTCCACTATCAGAAGGCACAAGGCCGCTGATGCAGTTGCCTGATGCGTTTCCAGACGATGTGGATTATGATGTGTATTTGGTCGCGGCTGAGAAGCTGCTTTGTGAGGTGGGGTATCTATGATGTTAGAGCGTGATATTGAGCATCGTGTCGTAGACATAGCCAAGAAAAACGGCTGGCTGTCGTTTAAGTTTGTGTCCCCAGCCCAACGGGGCGTGCCGGATCGCATCTTTATGAAAGATGGCCGAATTGTGTTCATTGAGTTCAAAGCACCGGGCAAGAAGCCGACACTACTTCAAGACCACATAATGCGCAGGATGGTCGATGCAGGCTGTGAGGTCCATGTGTGCGACAGTGTTGAGGATGGCTGCCGTGCGTTATCGCTATGATCTCCATGAATATCAGAAGCGTGCCATCCAGTTCATCATGGACACTAAGCGATGCGCCCTCTGGCTTGACATGGGATTGGGCAAAACGACCTCAACATTGACGGCCATCAGCGATCTTAAGGACTCGTTTGCTGTCGCCAAGGTGCTTGTCATTGCCCCACTGCGCGTGGCGAACACCGTCTGGAAGCAGGAAGCTGCTCAGTGGCATCACCTGCGCCATCTTGACGTTGCCATCTGCACAGGCACTGAGCGCAACCGCATCAGCGTGCTACAGCGCGATGCCGATGTCTACGTCATCAACCGCGAGAACGTCGAGTGGCTGGTGAACCATTACAAAAAGAAGTGGCCTTTTGATTGTGTTGTCATTGACGAAAGCAGTTCATTTAAGAACGCCACCAGCAAACGTTTCAAGGCGCTGAAGAAGATACTCCCAATGACTGAGTACATGGTCCTGCTGACTGGTACACCAAGCCCCAACGGCCTGCTCGACCTATGGCCCCAGACATATCTTATCGACCAAGGTGAGGCACTGGGCCGCACAATGACGGCCTTCAAGCAGCGGTACTTTGAAACCGACTATATGGGTTACAAGCACACGCCGCGTTCCGGATCGCCTGAGCGCATTTACGAACTGCTTGCGCCCATGACTATTTCGATGTCGGCAGAGGACTATTTGGAGTTGCCGGATCGCATTGACCTGATCGAAAGCGTCGAGTTGTCCCCAGCCGCCATGCGTGCGTATCAGGTCTTTGAGGACACGTTGCTGGCCCAGTTGCCCGACGGCGATATGGTCGAGGCCATGAACGCTGCTGTGCTTGCCAACAAGCTGCTCCAGAACGCCAACGGTGCGCTCTATACTGACACCCTTGGCAACTGGTCAGAGGTCCACAGCACGAAGCTGGACGCATTGGTCGATCTGGTCGAGCAGAACAGCGGGGAGAACTTGCTTGTAGCGTACAATTATAAATCCGACCTAGAGCGCATTCAGAAGAAGTTTCCATACGCAAAGGTGCTCGACAAAGACCCACAGACGGTGGTCGATTGGAACGCAGGCCGCATAAAGATACTCTTGGCGCACCCTGCCAGTGCGGGACATGGCCTGAACCTTCAGCAAGGCGGATCGATGATTATTTGGTTCGCAATGAACTGGTCGCTGGAGTTGTACCAGCAATTTAACGCACGGTTGCACAGGCAGGGTCAGGACAAACCCGTTCGCATCGTTCACATGGTCGTAAATAAAACGATTGACGAGCGGGTGATGTCTGTTCTAGCCAGTAAGGACAAGAGCCAGTCAGCCTTGCTGGAAGCATTAAAACCAAAAGGAAAATAAAATGGACTATAACACTAGAATGCAAATCCGCCACCTGTGCAGCTATATCACTGATAGGTCGGCTGTTCTCAATTATGTGAACCGAGAGAAGAATCTCCGGCTCACCATGAAGGACATTGATGAGGTGATGTCCAAGCCCCCGCGTAAGAAGCGTTCTGACTTCAAACCAATGATCCCATCCCCGCTGATTACCACGCATAACCACCGTGGCTACGATCCTCTGGCAAGGGCGCTGTTCCAATACCATGCTGACCGCTCAACTGGTGCGGAGCATGAGTTCTGGCTGTCACGCTTGCTTTCGCGTAAGCTTCCTAAAATATCTAAAACCGAGATGTAATTTTCTATTTGACACACAAACCCTCTTATTATAGTTAGAGGGTACTAACACTGAGGAGTCAGCAGAATGACATTGATTGAACTTAGAAATATCGTCGCAGATCGCGTTGAAATGACGCACGGCAACCCAGAATTTATCCGCCAAATCAGAGATGGTGAGCAGGACGATGGTCCGTTCATGGTTGGTGCTTTGGCCGCATGGGCAAAGTTCATGGAGGGATTGCAACCAGCGCCGGAGGTATTGTCAGATGATTAAGGCAGCACAAGC